TTTGGAGCATTTACAACTGCTGCTGATGCCGCTAAAAAACCTACAGAACAATTATATGCAGATATAGATACTGATAGATTATTAAAATTAAAATTAATGGGATCTCTTTCTAAAAGTGAATCTAAAGTTGCATTAGAAAAAGAAGCTAGATTACTTGTTCAAGAAGGATATTACCCAGATATGAAAACTGCTTTAGGTGCTTTAATGAAAGCAAGATTAGAAAAGAAAACATTGACTGCTGACGAGAGAATAGCGGCGAGAGAAAAATCATTTGAATTAGATCAACCTTTAGTTAAAAGAGCTAAGGCAAAACTTTTTGAATTTGGATTACCTAAATTAGGAGCAGAAGAAAAAAATGTTGACATGAATAATACATTTATAAATCAAGGTGATTTAGTACAGAAACAAAATTCAACAGATGCTCAACTTGTTAAACCACCTCAAAATATTGAAAAGACATTTAAAACTGGAAAAATTTATATAGATCTAGAATCTAGAAACGCTTATAAATACGTAGGACCAAATACATTTAGATTTGTTACATCATTAGAATAGGAGTTCATATGTCAGATGAGAACTTCAATAGCATTAAAGAATTAGAAGATGCAGAAAGTAATCAAGTATTCTCTAAAGTAGATAATGTATTACCAGAAAAAGATATTATAAAACCTGTTGATGTATCTGAAAAAGATTTTCCTAAATACAGTGAATTTCCAGTTGAACCTCTTCCAGAAGGTTTAACATATAAAGCAACTAAACCAATAGTAAAAGAACCAACTATTAAAGAGAGATTAGCAAAAGAACCTAGATACTCTGATAAATCTAAAGCAGAAACAATTTTATTTGGACCTGATATAGAATTACAAGGAGACTGGGGCATACCAGCGCAAAGAGTAGTTGAGAGATTATATAGAAAAGGAACTGGAAAAGAAGTAGAACCAGTTGACAATTTTTCAACAACTGAATCTATGGTTGCTGCATTAATAGATGGAAATATAAAATTAGTTAAATTTCCAATTAATATTGCATCAGAGGTAATAGATTTAGCAAGAGGATCTGGAGTTGAGCCAGATAAAAGTGCAGTTGCAAAGGTAGAAAAATATTTTACAGATAGTATACTTGGAAAGATTGCAACAGAATCTGAAGACATTGCATTTAGTGATGCTGCAGGAAAATTAACTTCTGCTGCTACTCAAATTCTTGGACTTTCAAAACCAACTCAAGCATTAACTGATTGGGGATTTAAAACTGCAAATAGATATTTTGAAGCTGCAAAACTTGGTAAAATTGCGACCAATAGCAAAAGTTTAGAACGAGCAACAAAAGAAGCTTTAAGATTAAATCAATTAAGTGGTAAACAAAAGTTTGCATCTTTTATGATCGGTGGGGGTATTGGTATGGCTGCTGTTGCTGATCCAGAAGAATTTGGAACATTGTCAGGTTTATTTGAAGGAACAAGATTTGAAAATACATTAGGAGTACTTGGATTAAATAAAGAAAGAAAACAAGATCCACAAGATGAAGCAGCAAGAAGACTTTGGAATAGAGCTAAACTAGGAATAGAACAAGGATTAATAACTTGGCCTATTTTAAAAATAGGTGGAAAAATTGGAAATTCACTATATTGAGGAAAATCTTTTTCAGATACATCAACTGGTTTTATAGTATCTTTTTCTGGTAATACATTATCTACTTTAGAAAATATTTGATTATTTTCTGCATCTTCTAGTTCTTTAATACTATTGAAGTTCTCATCTGACATATGAACCTCTATTATTTATAACTATCTATCTTAAATAAAAACTTTTTTCCACCTTGTTCTTTAAGTTGATAAACTCCTCTATTAAATGGACTTACATAAACATAAGAAGGATCATATTCATTTATTCTCGCTTCTTTTTTAAATTCTAATATATTTGGATTATCTTTTTTAACAATAACTTCATCCATATCAATAAAATTTTTACCTGGCATAAGATTATCTGTAATTTTTTTATCTAATTCACCTTTTTCATATCTTAATTTAAAAAGACCAACATTGTTTTGTTGTTGAGTATCATCAATTTTTTGTTTTTTGCCCCAATCTTCTCCAAATTTTCTAATTAATGCTCTATCAGAATAATCTTTTAAATCAGTTTCTTCTATTTTACGTTTTCCTATCATTGCTAAATAATCTTCAGCTGTTCCACCATATTTTTGTGCATATGCTTTAGCTATTCTCATAGCATCCGTATCTTTTTCTTTTCCAAAAGAAGATAATAATTTTAATTCTAAAGCTGCTTCTGTGTCTTGATCAGCATATAATTGCTCTGTTGGTTTTTTAGCAGCTTCGGCAGCAGTTGTTATTGCTCCAAATTTACCACCTCTTGGTCTAGCTGACATATAATTTAATCCAAAATTAATTAAAAATTTACCAAGTGGATCACCTCTTTGACTTAAATATCTTTCTCTTAATCTTTTACCAAGTGGACTTAATCCTAATTCATCAGCGGCTTCGCCTTCTATTAATTTTTGTTTAAGTATTCCTTTATTTAAAATAGTATCTTCATTAGTCCCTTCTGTATTATCTCCTTTATTAGATAATCCAAGACCAAGTACATCATCATTATTTCCTGAAAAACTTCCATAATAATCATTAGACACATTTCGTAAACCACTTGTTTGTCTATCATCTCCTAAAAAACCATAATCAAATTCTGAATCTACTGAACCCGCTCCTTTATAACCTTTTCTAGGTATAGACTTAATGCCCTCATTACTTGTTGACCCACCTCTAAACATTGGTCTTCTTAATAGTTTAGACATGATTAATTTTTACCAGAGCTAAATAATGGAGTAGGAACAAATGATTTATATATACCTGCTAATGTAGCAAGAGTTCCTAATCCTGTTTGTAATGCCGTTGGAGAAGGTGTTACTTGAGTTTGTTCTCTAGCAGGGTAACCCGCTATCAATGGTGCAATACCTGCTCCAAATGTTTGCGCAGTTTGTAATGGTTGATAAGCTTGTTGATAAGCTAATTGTTTTTGTGCTTCTAATTGAGCTTGTTGTTGTGCTTGTTGCTGTTGACCTAATGCACTAAGTCCAGAAATTTGTGAACCTAATAATCCTTGAGACTGACCAGCTAATCCTAATTGTTGATTATATTGTTGAGATGCTAATTGTTGAGCTTGACCATAACCTTGTTGTTGTAATTGTGCCTGAAGTAATGCTCTATTTAAATCTGATTGATTTTGATATTCAGCTCTTTGAACACCTTCTCTTCCACCGCCAAAAGCTCCAGCTCCAATTGCTTGTGCTGCTAATGCAGGTAAACCTTTTTGTGCTTGAATATCATATTGCTGTAAAGTTGTATTAATAACGTCTTGTTGGTATGGAGACATATACTGTTGATATGCAGTAGGTCCAGTCGCAGCTTGTGCCGCTTGTAAATAAGGTTGATATGCGCCAAGACCTTGTCCTAATTGTTGAGCTTGTTGTGTTAATGCAGATTCTGGAGCAACAAATTGTTGTCCATAAAATTTTGATACATCTAAATCTTTTAAACCACCAATAGCTGATGTTAATTGTTCACCATAGGTTTTACCTAAAGCTTCAATGTATGGTGCTGGTAGTGTTTGTACTTGTTGTACTTCAGCCATTACGCTCTAGCTCCTTTTGCTTCAAATTGTTTCATAAGTGCGTACATTTTTTTTGCTCCTCGTTGTGCGCTTCCATTACCTGCAGCTTTAACAGCTTTTGATGTGAAAACAAATTCATCTTTTGCAAGCATTGCTGGAACATCGTCTACTCGTTCCTTTTTACCATATGGAATATATCCACCTGATTTTCTTGCATCTAATTCTATTACACCTCCTTCAATTTGTCTAGCAGGAGGTATTATTCCACCTTTAGCAAAAGTATTACCTTGTCCTAATCCACCATATTCAGCTGTGTTTAATTTAACAAATTGAGATACTTGATCTGGAGTAGCATCTGGATTTAAATTTTTATAATATTGTTGTAAATAAGGTCCAGCACTTTGTAAACGTTGTTGATACTGTTCATCTGTTTCTTCTGGTTTTTTAGCTCCTAATAATGATCCTAAAGCAGCTCCTGCTCCTCCAACACCTAATAATGTTCCAATACCAAATTTATTATCTCCACCTGCAAGACTAAGTGCATTAGTAGCTAAACTAAAAGGATTTGCTAAATTAGAAATTCCTTTACCGATCAGTCCTGGTATTCCAACACCTGTTCCTAATGCTGATCCATATCCTCCTGTTAATCCTAATGATCCTAACCATCCTTGAGAACCACTAACTAAAGCATCTCCAACAGCTGGAGCTCCAAACCAACTTGTTCCTGCTAATTGAGGAGCAAAATAAATTGCAGCTGCTGCTAATGCAGCTTTACCAATAGGACTTGATACAACAGATTTAACTGCGCTACCTATTCCTTTAGCTACACTTCCAATAGCTTTACCTATTCCTCCAAATAAATATCCTTGTCTTTGAGCATAACCAGCAATACCACCTGAAGCCATTGCTTGAGTTTCTTGTTGATCTATTTGATCTGCAAATTGTTGTAATGCAGGTTCACCACCTTGCATAAATATTTGTAATAATTGTTGTGCTAATTGTTGTGCTTGTTCTGGAGGAATTCCATTTTCAATTAATATTTTAATAATTATTTGCAATGCTTGTTGTGGATCCATCTGTTGCATTTGAGACATTTCAGATCCTTGTGATGGAATTGTAACACCACCTGATTGATATCCTAGTCGCGCGATGCCACCACTTTGCATCGTTAAAGGTGTTCCTCCTGCATTTGCAAGTGGAGCTTGTCCATAATTTAATAATGGATTTGATGTAATACTTTTAGCTGAAGAATAATCTGGAGACATTAATTGTTGACTTTGTCCTTGACCATTTACTTGTAATGATTGACCATAATCCATAGGCATTGATTGAACACCCATTGGACTTCCACCCATTTGATAACCAAGTCTAGCAATACCTCCTGATGCCATTTGCATCATGTTTTGAGGTTGTGATTGTTGATTATAAGCTTCCATTCCTTTGCTAACTATCATGTCAGCTTGGTCAGGGCTTAATCCTTGTTGGTTTATAAAAAAATCTCTTGCCTTAGATATAGAATCCATATTTTTAATTAATCAGTTATTATAGGCAGGCACAGAGTCCTGAAAACGTATACTTTACTTGTTTTTTTGTGAATCGTCAACGGTATTAACGAATTCTAAATTATCTTTTAATCTACCATTATATTGGTATTCACCAACATGAGTTATAAAATCATCGATATAACAATAACATTTTCCACCAATTGCAGTCCATTTTCTACAGAATCCAAAGTCTTCACCATAGTATTTTTTAGATGCTTGGTCATGAACTGTGTCAAAGAAATTATACATATATGGATTAGTTTTAGCTTCTCCATTTACGATTGTTGCTTGATCTATTCTATCATCTGGATATGCTTTAATCATTTTATCAAATACTTGTCTTTTAATTAACATACATCCTGTTGGAGCATGAGATACTTCCATTAATCCATCTGTTATTGTTATTTGTTTTTTATTCTCATCCATTAAACCATCCATTTTTATTGGATAAATAAATCCAGCTCTCATTAATTCTTCCTTACTCTTAATTTTACCTAGTTGTAATCTTTCCCATATTTGTTCCCAATGAATATGTTTCATTGGATAAGGTGTTGCTATTACTTCTTTATCAAACTTTAACATCTTCATTATTGTTTCAAATTTAAAATCAATATCTGAATCTATAAATAACATATGAGTATATTCCATTGGATCACCTAAAAATCCAGCAACACATAAATTTCTACCTTGTGTAACTAGAGATGATTTAAGAAGTGAAAAGGATACCATAATATTATTCATCATACATGCTTGTTGAAATTTTAATAATGCTTGTGTGTAATGAATTGAACATTCACTATGAACTGGTGTTGCTACATATATTCTAATTCCAGGTTCTCCAACTTTCATTCCAATTGGATGATTTTCTTTTTTAAACCATATTGGTCTACTTGAGTCTTGCATTTATCACTCCTTGTAAAAATCTATTCCAGACACCTTTTCTTAGTTCCCAAGAATAATATTTGTTTGTATAATCTATTTGAAACTGTAAATGTTCCTTGACTCTCGCCTCGTGCAACTGGGCTGCAGCTGCATCAATCACAGATGCAAATGTTGTAGCTAATTTTACAAATTCTTTTTCATAAGGAACATAAACTGCAAACTCTGCACATGTTTCAAATAAAGCACCATAATCAGTTGTAATACAATATAATCCAGCAGCCATAGCTTCTATTGCAGCAATACAAGATGTTTCTTCCCAAATATTAGGATAAGCAAACATATGATAATTTTTAAGATTATCTTTTATAAATTCATTAGGTTTATAACCAACATAACTTACATTAGGTAAAGATCCTGCTTGTGCATATAAATCTTTAAATTGATCATCATTTTTAGATTTAAAATTATCTCCATATACTTGAGTTGATGAATATACATCTAAATGAACTGATTTATTTTTAACAAGTTGCATTGCAGCAAGAAGTACATTTAATCCTCTCCATGGTGTTGATGTATAAATTAATTTAATAGGATCACCTTTATTATAATCTAATAATCTTGGTTCAATTTTATCTATGGCATTCTTAATAACTAAAGATCTATCTGTTGGTATATCAAACATCATTCTAAATTTTTCATAACACCAATGAGAATTAAATACATACCAATCATATTTTTTATGATTGTTTTTATCTTTAAACCAAGGAACTAAATTGCCTTGATCATATGAATTCTGTTGCCAAAGTATATTTGGTTTAGTTGGATGTAATGGTATTTTCTCAGGTACTGATGTTGTTATTTGCACCTGATCTAGTAACTTTTTATCTGCAAATCTTTCAAGTAATTCTACCTGTAATTCTGTTCCGCCCCTGGGTTTCATTTTTGATTCATTACTTTCTCTAATAACTCTAAACCTTTATTTGTTACTTTAACAGTAAGATCTACTATTAAATCTTCTTCTTTATTTTCTTTTAAAAATTCTTCTTTAGATTTGTAAGTCTTTCCAGTTATTTTACTTTTAAAACTTTCTTCTGTCTTACATTCTATCTCAACTATTTTATCCATTTTCTCCTGTTCTACTTAACAAAGCATAAGAGATTTGTCCAGAGATGACATTTACTGTCCCTGCTTGAAATTGTAAATAATCTCCTTCTTCTAATACAAGTGAATTATGTACTGCGTTATCATGTGAATCTGCAGCAATTTTAGTATGATAAAATTTATATGAAGTTGAAGTAGAAGCATCATGAAAAAAATAATCTACATCAACGGTGTTGTTATGATCATTAGCTACTGATATTTCTTTTATAATAGCAACTGTTGAAGTATTAATAGTTAATACTGTTGTTAAAATAGTTGTAGTTAAATCATACCCTTGATTTTTATAATTGATAGCCATTAGTCTTTTGGTCCGCTAAATATAAACCAACTAAATGCTTCAAGTTCATCTTTTAGATCTTTTTGAAATCCAAAATTTAATTGATTTTTAATTGTAGTAACTGCTTCTAATATTTGTCTTTGATTATTAACATCATAGTTATCCGTTGGTTCTGGTATATATGCTGTAATTTTTGCCATTATCTTCTTCCCCCTGCTTCAATATCTAATCTCAAAGTTCCATATCTCCAAGTTTCATCTACTGCTTCATTTTCAATTTTTAAACTCACTTGTCTTCCTCTAACACGTGTATCTACTTTATCAGTTGATGAAGTAATAGTAAAGGGTCCAGTAATTAATGGAGGTGTTGTAGAAGGAGTAGATTCACTATTTGCTGGATAATCTCTAAAGAATAAAGTTATTTTTGCATTTCCTTCTAAGTTTTTAAAGTCTGGTACAAATCTTCTAACACGCATAATTAACTGACCATCTCCACCTAATCCCTGTTCTGATATATCGTAATCCCCAGATTTAATATAAGCAGCTATTGCTGTAGCATTACCATCCGCATCTACTTCATTAACACCCGTTTCTTGTGCCCAGTATTTAGAAGAACCATAAATATTAGTTACACCGTTAATGGTAGGAAATGTTGGAGTACCCGTTGCATTATATTGAGTTGCATATGGTAAATCATAAGTAATTGAATCTACATAAGTTGTTCTAGCCAATGATCCAACTGACCAAGTATTTTCAACAAAGTTATAAACAACGTTTCTATCTACTTGAGCTGAGTTATATTTTGCATAATTCCAACCTACTTCATTATATAATGAGTTGTGATAAGCATAAGAAATTTGATTTGCATCATAGTTAATTCCTAAATTATCTCCATCATTTGTAAATACAAAGTCTTCAACTAAAGAAGGTATTTGTTTAACCGTACCATCAAATGCAAAAAAACCTCCTCCAAAACCCATCCAGAACACCGCTCCTTGAGCAAATATCATAGCGTGTTGTCCAAGACATCCACAGTTTGTACCTACCTGTCTAATAGAGAATGTAAACGGTGGACCAACATATTGAATGGTATAAGCTGCTTGATCCGTTAAAACTAATATATAATCTTTACCTTGCACTGCTCCAATAATTGTATTTCCAGTATCTAATCTAAATGTACCTGCAGTATTTGTAACTTTTGGAGACCATGTACTAATATCTTCTTGATTTGAAAATCTTATAAGCATTGGATCAAAAGTTGTAGTATCTCCAATTGTAGTTTCAGTTCCCATTGCAAATAGATGTCTATCTCTATCAGATACAATAGTCATAATAGATTTTGTAGGTGCTCCACTAACAACAGTTGCTCTTGTGTAATCTATAGATTAGATGGATCCCAAGTATAAGTTGCTCCATTTTTAATTGTAGCAACGAGTATCTGGCCAAAGTTATCTAGCGACCAGGAACCTGGTTCTAGATTAACAGATGTAACTGAAGACTCTTCACCCCAATCTTCCCAAGATGTTGCATTAGTTACAGTTGCAAGAGTTAAATGTGATGCTGCAGTTGTACCATTTGCACCTCTTGTACATCCTAAAAATTGAGTTGCATTTTTACTTGTATAAGTAATTAATTCTGTATCAATATCTATTCTTCCAGATGACGGAAATGCTGCAGCTGAAGTAACTGTTATAGTTGTAACTGCTGAATTTATTGCTCCATTTAATTGATTCGCTACACTTGGAATAACTATACCACCCCATAATCCAGTTCCAAATCCATAAGCAGGTGTTTGAAATGTAGGACCAATAGTTACATAAGGGGTCATTGTTAAAGTACCTCCTGCAGTAACACCTGTTCCTGTTTCAGCGCTTGCCATAGTAACTGTAAAAGTATCTGCTGTTGGTATTGAAATTACTTGAAATGTATTTGTTGTAAAACTTGCTGATGTAAAACTTGTTGTAGGTGATCCTGGAGTTGTTACACTTGTAAATATTATATAATCACCAACAGTTAAAGAATGCGCTGTTAAATTAATTGTAACGGTTGTAGAAGATGTTGTAGAAGTATAAGTTGCTCCAGTTAAAGCTGTTCCTAAAGGTGTAATATCATAAAATTGTCCTTCATAATAAACAACTAATAATTTAGATGATCCTAAAGCTGCATATTTTTTACCATCTAATGCAGTCCAAGTATGCTGATCTCTCACAGGACCTGCTAATGTAGTTGAAACTAATTGCTGCCAACCACCTATTTTTTGTGGTTCTCCATACCTAAATCTTATATTATCACCATCAATCCATTGCCCTTCGGCTCCAGTTGCTGTTTGTTGTTTATTAAAACCAGGTTTAAACTGTATTTTTTGTAATGGCATAAGAAATCTCTATACCACCAAATCTGTTGATTTACACTATTTTAGTGAATGGTGGTAATCCTAATAGAGGTCTTTTATCATATAAATTGGAATCTGCAAACTGTCCATTTACATGGTTATAATGCAAGAAAACTTGAGCACAAATGTTGCCTTGAAACTCGTCTCTCCAATGTTCTAATTCACAACCAGAATATACTAACATATCACCTGGTTCTAGATCCACTCTTATACCTTTTGGAGCATCTGGTTTCATTATATTCTTATATTCATCTATTACATTATTACTTCCTGTTGGATCTAAATAGATGGCCCAAGGATCTCCACCTAGGTTTAATGTAGTAGATATCTCACAAGATGGTCTATCTTTATGTCTCTTTAATATAGAACCTTTCTCGTACACGCGCGCGTACGAGTACGTAGGTATTAAATTAAGATTTGTTTGTTGTTTCATTATAGGCATAACTTTCATAAGTAATGTTTCCATAACAAAGTCTGCATAATGAGAATATACATTTGGAACTTGTTGATCCTTCCACGTTCCTAGCATCCCATTCTCCGCTACTAGATTATTTGAGTATAAATAATTAACAGCATCACGTTTAAGTAGGAAATAGTTAAATATAAAATTAGCAAGATCGTATGGTATTGCTTTTTTAATTACTTGGTATTTATTCTGGGCAAAACTCATACAAACATTCCTCTCTGTAAAA